TAAGGCCCGCTACAGCTCCGGCAGCTTGCTGATTACTCATACCGCTAAACGCAGTCATTCCAGCCATTTGGCCCATGATGTTATTGGCACCTCGTGTGCCCGCTGCCATACCGCTAGCGAAAAGGGTGGCCTGTGCCATGGTAGGACCCATAGCGCTTGTAGCTCCGCCACCAACTAGTTTGTTAGCTTGGCGTATTGCCCCACGAGATCCACCACGTACGCCGCTAAGACCGGCAAACGTATCTGCCTGCATACGCTGAGTAACAGCGTCCATGGTATTAGGGGCCATGGCAGTATAGGCCGCACCCACAGCCATGATTCCCATGCCTACTTTACCAGCAGGAGTACTAAACTTTCCAAGGCTGCCAGACATTTTTCCGCCGCCACCACCGGCAGATTCGCCTACCTCTTTAGCAACATCTTTTGTTTCTTTAAGGGTGTCGTTCCAATTTTTAGAGATCTTCTCTACAAGTTTTTCAACTTCTTTAAAGACCTTAAGCATCTCTTTAGGCAACGCATCAAAGTCTTTTTCTTCTAATCCGTTTAGGGAGAAGCCAAAGCCGTTGTTTGCATCGTCAGGAGTTACTGAGTGTTGGGACATTTAATCACCGCCTTAGTTTAGCTGCTACTTTGTATAACCAGTTAACTCGTTCCCTAGGTGATAGGGAACGAATCTCTGTTAACGTCCAACCTTCAAAGTTCTGACTTAGTAAGTCATACATGTCGGTTAGAAGTTCGTAATCAATTTCAGTCTCGAAATAGATCCGCTAATGATAGCGGAAGCGGCACCTCCTGGCCGCAAGACTGACATTCCTTCTTTAGTGTTCCTAATTGTGGTCCTGGGTTGCGATCTGAAATTTCCTTTAAGATAGTTCTGCGGTCAAGCATGCTTAGGTTTCTGACCGCTTCAGCGCTAACTACCTTACTACCATTAATCTCTAGAACACAGTTCTTTAACAAAATGGTATCTAGCTCCGCAGAAGTTTTATTTGTTGATTCAACAATTGCTTTCTGTGTAGAGCCTTTTGGTAGTGTTACCAAAACTTTGCCAACCTTACAATCTACTGTAAACTCAGCGTCATCATTAAGACGTTTAATCTCAATGTCTTTAGAAAGGTCCACATTAAAAGTCTGTACTTCATCACAATGAGGGCACAGTCCAGGACCTAACTTAATCTCGTTTCCAAAAGTAGCGCATCTAATAGCTAGAAGAAGCATCTCTCGGTCTCCAGCAAACAAAGAATCAAGTACTTCTTTAGTAGCTGGTTCATCTCCAATTTTAACAGTGCCTCGTTCTAAGATAGAAAGAAGAGCCTTAGCAGGATCTACAATCTTAGAGATTGCTTCTTCATCTACTCCTGTAAGTTCTCTAATTTCTGCATTAGAGATAAGGCCGTTAAATGGGTCAAACAAACCGCCAGGAAGATCTACATCTGTAGCAGGAGGCAAGGTTACTGGCGGCTTTACCGCTCTCACCATTGCCTCCTGATCAGACAATTCTGTAGCTTGCTTAGCTAACTTGTTTGCTAGTTCAGGGTTAGTGTGCGAATTTATAACTGTATCAGTATTCATATTGTTTCCTTATATGTAGTGGTTAAGAAAGCTTAGCTGCTGTGTTTGCCGCTGTTAGATCGTCAGCATAGCTTACGTCAAAGCCTTCATGTACAAGCTGCATTTCTTCAACCATAAGGCTGTTAGCTCCTGCATCCATGTTACTGTAGGCTAGTGATGTAATCCATGCGTTGTAAACCTTGAAGCGCAAAGATGTATGCTGTTCGTACGCAGTTGTTGCATCTGGAGTTGTTGATTCAGAGCCCTTATACCCGGCTGGGTTTGGGTGGCTGAGTACTTGAATATCTAGGTTGCAACGGAAGTTTGCTCCAATACCGCTAGTAGCAGATGGAGTCATTACTGCAAACAAACGCTTCATCCAAAGAGAGTTACCACTTTGTCCAAGCATTACGCCCTTTGATAGGCTGATTGGAGTAAAGGATGACTGGCCAGGAATCTGGTGCATGTTTGTATTGTATCCGCCTTCGCGGTATGCAATAGACTCTGTGTTTACACTTAGTCCAGACAATGATACAAAGCCCATTGTTCCAAAGCCACCATTCCAACCGGTAGAACTACCGTTAGTAGGTGTGAAAGTAACAAGGAACTTAAAATTACGGACTGGATCCGTAACTATTCTTCCGGCTGCCTGAATTTCATTACTTAGTGCGTTTGAGTATGGTTTTGGTGATGTAGGTGTAGGCATTTTTTAGTTATCTCCTTTACGCTGTTGCGTTTCCTGTTAGTTGTCCAATGCTGATGACAACAAACTCTGCTGGGTATTGTAGTGCTACGCCTATTTCAATGTTTACTCGACCATTTTGGATATCTGACCAAGTAGTTGTAGTTTCATCAACCTTTACGAAATAAGCTTCTGTTGGAGAGTTGCCACGAAGACCACCCTGTTGCCAGTAGCTAAGAAGGAAGTTTCCAATTCCTGTACGTAGAGCATCCCACAAACGAGAATCATTATTCTCAAATACAGCAAATGCACTAAGATCCTTAGCCTGCTTTTCAATGAATGTCAAAGAACGGCGGATATTGATATAACGATTGCTTGGTGAGTTGTCCATAGTACGGCCACCCATAACAACAATTCCAGCGCCAGGGACGTTACGAATTGCGTTGATTGGGTCAGCGTATGTGTTGATATCATCAAGCTCAGCGTTAGTAAATAGGTGCTCAGTAGAGACTGCAAGAGCGATCTTGTTGCCTAAACCAGCTGGAGTCTTAAATACTCCACGACTCTTATCTGTAGCTAAGTACTGACCAACCATTGCAGCACCAGGTGCCTGAAGACGAACTGCTCCAGGAATCTTGTTACCGTCTGGGATATTAACCCATGGGTAGTAGGCAGCAGCAATGTTTCCAGTCGTAGCTCCTGCAGCAATTGCCATAGTAGCTGTGACCTGAGTCTTAGCTGCAGACACTGACAGCCCTGATGGTGTGTCAATAACAACAAACGCGTCGTCGCGAGATGCTGCATAGACCATAGCATCTCCATGAATCTGAGATGTCAGTGTAGATGTGGCTGCATATGGAGCATCAGCCGCGTAGATAACCAAAGGATTCTGGACAGAATCAAATGATGACCATGCAGCAGAGTAGTCTGCACGCACAAGAGCAGCACCATTGGCTCCACCAGAAAACGCAGTAGCTGTTGTAGCTTCTGTGTATGGGAAAGCAGTGGTAGAAATTCCTGCTGAGGATACTCGTACAGTACTTGATGATGTATCAATTACAGACTTAAAGTAATACTTATCAGTTGGATCCATACTTAGATCTGTAAATGATTCTACCAAGCTTGTTGCTGAACCAACTGTATAGTAGATATTTAAACCAAAGCGGGTTGAGACACCTGCTGGAACTACCTGTGCTGAGTATGCAGAAGACCATGTTCCAGCGTTAATAGCGTTAAGTGTAAATACTGGTGTTGCTGTGATTGTTACTGTAGCTGTAGCTGTAGCACCTGTTACGGCTGTACCAGTTGCAGCATTTGTAACTGTAAACTGTGTTGATGTTGCAGATGCAATAGTTACGCTTGTTAGGTTAAATGCAGATGTGCTAAGACCAGTAATAGTTACTGTCTGTCCAGCAGCAAATGTATTAGAAGCTGTATATGTAACTGTACCTGATGCTGCAGATGCTGCAGTAACAGTGGCTGTAAGCGTAGTAGTTGATGAGGCTTGGTTAATGAATGTAATGGTTCCTGGAAGTGCTCCAGAGCCATTGATACGACGTACGTACAATGATCCTCCGCCATTTGCGAAGAAGTTGTATGCGGCCCATGTTAATGGGTAGGTGTCATTTAATCCGCCAAATGTCTTTACAAAATCTCCCCAAGACTGAATCAACTGAGGATCAGTTGCATCACCCTTAACAAGAGCACCTGCCATTGCGCCTACTGAGGCGCTAGTATCTGGCAAGCCGACTTGCTGTGGAAGAGACACTTCTTGGACATAGACGCCTGGGCGACTGAATGTTGCCATTTAGTTTTACTCCTTTAGGTTAGGTTATTTTCTTAAAGTAACGATGTTGTAGTCAGTTTGTAGGGGTATCAAACGCAGTTCTTTGCCACGTCAATTCGATATTAGGGTCTGTTAGTACTTGGTAAGCTGGTACAAACTCATCGGTAAATACTTCCGCACTTACACGAAGATTGTAGACGTTACTAAAAAGGCGCTTACCGCCCTCATTAGTGTCTCTTTTTGAAAACCCTAGGAGATCCATACGACGCCATGTGCTATCTTCTGGGATCCAGAGTTGTCCAAATCTATATGGTAGTCTTACTGGGTTAAGCATAGCAGATAGAATTTGCCTATCATGCCGTGGTTGACGTGCCCAAGTAGATACTTGATAGTATAAATCTACAGGTATAGGCATGCTGACCATGTTTTGTGCACCGCTTGTAGGGCTACCAAGGTCCATACCTTCAGGTATGTAGGTGAGTGGAACATAGCCACGATGAGCACGCTCACGGTCTTCTGATACACCTACCAAATCAATAGTGATGTATGGATAGGTTTGGTTACGAATGTCTTTATCAGGGTGCCCGTAAAACACAGGGACAGGTCTTGCAGAGTTACCGCTATCTGACACGGTCAGTCCAGTAATCCTCTTTTTTAGAGCGTTATCCTCATTAATAAAAATCATAGTTATGCACCGTTCCTATTTATCATAAAGGAGCGAATGGCAGGAGACAGATCAGTATCTGGAGTCCCATTTTCAATATCCAGAATACTATCGTCAGAGTAGGTAATTACATGTCCGCCATTTTTATAGCGCATGTTAATCATATTTATTGCCTCTGGTGTCCAGTTAGGCAGTCCCGCAGCATGTTGACGCAGAACCTGCTCATAGGCAGGGGTGAGTTCTCTTTCGGTCTTTCTTACCGTATACAGCACCATTGACATCCATGAAGGCTTACCCATTTTTTGTGAGCCACTTCGCAATGATATATCCTGCCACTAAACCTCCAACGACTTTCTTACCGCCGTTTTTATTTAGGTTGGAAACACCACGAACGAACTCAACTTTGTCGGCATCCGTTTCTTCACGCAGGATGCGATTAGTAAGGTTAATCATAAATCCTCCAATAGAGGTGCAAGGGTGTAGCTGCAGGGTTCCAGATTTCTCTGGCGTCATAGGATATCATAAACGAAAAAGCCCCCTTGCGGGGGCTAACTCGTTACTTCTTTTTGGACTTCTTCTCTCGCTTGTCCTCGGCCTTTTCGCCTTTCTTGCCTTCCTTGGCTTCGTGGCGCTTTTCCATAGCCTTAATCTTCTTAACGTTGGCTACATCCATCTTGCGGTCATCTTCTTGAGACTTAGGCTTGCGATGCTTCTTGTCCATCTTTTCAAACTGTTCTTTTTGCTCTTTGTCTAGACCTCTAGTAGTCTTGGCATCCTGCTTCTTATCTGAAGCCTTTGTGTACTTAGACATTACATGCCCTTCTTTCGTACTGCGCTGGCCTTCTTAGCCTTACCTTTTGAATCAGACTTCTTATCATACTTCTTATTAGCAGCCGCTAGGGTCTTCATTCCATGCTTATCTTTTGGCTTCATGCAGCCACAGGTTGCGCACATTACTTCTTCTTCTTTCGTAGGGCAGCGAAGTCAGAGCCTTCTAGCTTGCCGTCTTTATCCGCATCAAGCTTCTTTTGCTTAGGAGACATCTTCTTAGAGCCCTTCTTGCAGGCACCTTTACATCCTGGCTTTGAACAGCCGCATCCACATGACTTACACATTATTTCTTACCTTTCGTATGAGGGTTCTTTTTATGCCAGTCTCTGGTTGCCTTCTCGCCTTCTTTGACGGTCTTGGCTCCAGCCTTCTTGGTTAAGTTAATCTTATCATACTTGCCGGCCTTAGCGCTGGCAGCGTGATCAACAATGACTTCGCCCTTTTTGTTCTTCTTTACAACGTGGTCTTCCCCACCGGCTTTTATTTTTGCCATCAGGCTGATCTCCTATAGGTTAAAGGGGTTGTAGTTTGCAAATTGCTGGAACTGGCTATCATTAACCATTTCTTCAGCATTAACCTGAACACATTGCACTGTTACAAGAGTGTAGCGGTCTGTTAAAAGCCCGTCCAACCCCACCCTTACAGGCGAGAATACTTCGTTTCTAAATACAATACGATCACGTAGATAGAGGTCAGGATCATTAGTTATAGTAGATAGTTTTCTAATGTTTGCTGCAACCGTTCCATACAAACTCACAGCATTTTCAATGACATCCATGTTAAAGGTAATGTTCAAAGTATCTGTGTTATAGAAACCGCGTTGATCATGAAGGGTTGTACCCTGATCTAGGTTTGCGTTAATTGCGGGGATAGTAATTTTTGGCTTCCATTTACGTCCACCATTAATACCATCAGCTCCCACATCATAGATAGGGTCAATAAGACTACTGACCTTATCGTAGATATACCAATCAATTGATGTACCCACAGTATGGACCAGCTCTTTAGTTACCCCAGAGATGCTAGAGGCACGCTCAAAGTCAATATTAAATCGACCCTCACGCTTGTCTCCACGCATTTTATCTCCTTATTCAGTAGGACGGCTAAACGTCCCTGTTTCTGGGTTATAGATGTCGCCATTTCTTACAGCTTCTTTTCCAAGCTCTGTAATATCAACTACCTCGGGCTTACTTAAAACAACGGCAGCCATTCGATCATCTAAAAAAAGTGTTTGTACAACTGTGTTATCAATAACGTATGCCACAATATTAGGAGGCAATACTTTGGTAGGTTCTGTTGTCATATACTATTCCTCTATCTCTTCCTTGTAAGAAATTCGTATCGTATCCCACTTGTGCAGTGGGCAAGATGCGTTTGGTAGTTTTACCTTTTGAGACATAAAGCAGCCGCACTCTTTACAGTTTCCCGTAGGAAGTAAAGATGGACACGCTTTGCAGATAGCAAGACGCGCTTCAGCATCTACAGTGTCTACTCGTCCCAGGTTTTTATTATACAGGTCCCAAGGCCTAGCTGGCCGGTCATAGGGTGTGCTCATATTATGCTCCTTAGTTTGGTGATGCCGCAAAATTATCTACTGTAAATGCGCCAAAATTTGTAGCGGGTCCCTTAATAATACCAGGCTTTGTACCAGTATTGGGCGACGTTTGAGCCGCGGAGTATGTTCCCACTACTGTTGCGCCTTGATAGGCTGTAAAGCTAAGTGTGTTCCCTGAAGTGGTTACAACTACTCTAGTAGCTTGACTTGATTGCGATACATTTGTAGCATTTATTTCTGTTACGACTCCAGCAACTGACCTTAAAACTTTAACTTGATACTGAGTAGCTGTGGCTGTTTGGGTACAGGAATAGTCTGTGCAACAGGTGTAAGAGGTGCTGCAGCAATTACCACAACAGGTGTAAGATTCTGGAATAGCGTTTCCACAAGGACAGCCAATAGATATGCAGCTGTTCCACACAAATTGTAACTCATAGTTCATGCAATCACCATAGGCGCTGTATTGTGTACACACATACGCTGACTCATATCCTCCACAACAACAGTCGTTTGTATCTGGAGTTGCGTTTCCGCAAGGACAAGATCCGCAACAATAATAGGTTGATGTACAGGTAGTACAGCTTTGACATATTCCAGTATATTGATAGTTAAAATTATAGTTTGTACCTACCACAGCCCACCAGTTATTAGCGTCAACGCCCCAAACAACTACGCCAGTGGCATGTGTAATATCGGCTGAAACAACCATATTTGATGAACCAAGCTCAACTACAGCAAGTGGGTAAGATGACCCCGCTGTAGCAGATTCTTGTGCAGCGCTGCCGTTAGCAAACCAGGAGCCTCTTAAGTTGCTCCAAATATTTCCAGTGTCTGTGTTTCCTAAAGTACCGGCAGATGTAGTTCTAGTAAATGAGTCAGTAATAGATGCTAAAAACCACAGCTTCCAAACACCGCCTACCTTAACATAAGCGCTTTTTACCGTACGCCAACTTCCAGATACCTTAGTGTATACCGCAGGTACAGATTTCCAGGTACCTGCTACTTTAACACGGCCCGCCATTATGCGTACACAAGCCAGACATCCCCATCTATACCATTACCAGATACTGGAGTAGTCGTAGATGTGTGGATATTACGAACTACAGCTGACGATGTTGACGCTGTTGTTACTGTGCCGTTTGTTTGATTTACATATGGTGTCGACAGTGTTGCCCAAGTAGCGGTAGTTCCGTTACTTGTTAGTATCTGACCGTTAGATCCAATACCTATACGACCTACTGTAGAGCTTCCAGTTCCCACAATTAAGTCACCTGCTGTGGTTACAGTTGAAAGTGGGATTTTAGTAGCATCTACTGGGGCACCCCAAACAACAGATGTGCCGCTCATAACTAAAGCTTGACCAGATGATCCACGAGCTAGGCGAGCAACAGTAGCGCTTCCAGTACCTAGGATTAGATCTCCAGCTGTTGTTACAGTTGATTTAGGTATTGCTGCATCAGCTGTTGCTTGTGCCGTTGTAACGTTTGAGTTAGTTGTGGTAAGTTGAGCTGCTGTTACAGCAGGGGCTGCCCATGCAGCTGTTGTTCCGTTAGAGGTAAGGATGTGGCCGTTAGTACCAATACCTAGACGAGATACTGCTGAAGAACCTGTGCCTAGGATTAAGTCTCCGGCTGTTGTAACTGTTGAAAGAGGGATTTTACTTGTATCTGTAGGAGTAGCCCAAGTAGCAGTTGTTCCGTTGCTTACAAGAGCTTGTCCGTTACTTCCAATAGCTAAACGACCAACAGTAGCGTTTCCAGTACCAAGGATTAAATCACCAGCTGTTGTTACTGTAGCTAGTGGGATCTTACTAGCGGCTGCGGAAACCGCACTTGAGTCAGAAGTAGTTAAGGCTACATACTCTGTGCTGCCTACATATAGAACATTGTTAGTTCCTACTTTAGGGATACCGGAGGAGTCTAGGTTGAATCCTAACGTTGCTCCAGATGAGTATGCTTCAAGAAGGTTTAGGCTTCCTGTTCCTGCTTGAAGAACAAGAGCTTTGTTAGAGGCGGTTGTAATAGTGTTTCCGCCAGTTTTTACAAGGTAAGGAGAGGTAGGCACACCGTTAACAAGACCAGCTTCAATATTAAGAAGGCGGGCACCTACTGTGCCCCAAGAAGTCGTTCCTGTGTTCCATGTACCTGTAAAGGTAGATATAAGCGGGTTGGTGCTATCTGCTGAGCTACCTAAAACTGTTTGAACAGCTGCTACCTCATACTGTAAAGCGTTTACGTTATCAGCGATAACAGTGTCTACTAGATCCTGTCGCGGGCTGAATGAGTGAACTAAATTGGGATAGTCTGCTGGCATGTGTGCTCCTTAAGATTAGGGTCTTACTATACTATAAAAATCAGTGTATTGCCTCTGGATACCTAGCTAAGCTTACAGGTGGGAATCGTAGTTTGTCAGGTCTTCCCGCCTCATTTGCCATTGAAAGGTGGACTCAACTTCGTTACTGTTATAGCATAGGTGGGTACTTTGTGGGGTTAGCGTATAGCATCCAAAATCAAACTCAGCCGACTCCTTAAACCAAAGCCAATCTAAAGGTAGTTTGATACCTCTTTTTTTAACGTCATCTAAAAGCTTCTGTGCCCCACTACGGCTCAACATATACGCGGTGTTAGACCAGTTTTGATATGCCTTGGCTACATACATGCTGCCTACGCCGTGCTTGTTTGGGTCGTATAAAGACCTGTCCCCTTTAGGCACCCATAGATGAAACTGATCCCACCCTTCAGGTAGCTGCTTCATATAAATGCCCAGTAGTTGTTTACAATTATCTACTAACACTACGTCATCTTCAGCAAGAATAAGGTAGTCCGCATCTGTCTTTAAAAAGTTTTTCCAAGCCAACCAATTACTTGCCCACACCCCTAGCTCACCGTATTTCCACCCCACTCTACAAACCCGCCCAAAATACGGGGACCTTGAATCCATATATTTTGCTGGGTCGTAGCCTTTAAGGTCTACCGCTTCTTTAAACTCAGAGTTGTCGTCAAAGAACTTTTTAAGCGTCCTTGGCCCAGATATCAGCACAGTAGGGGTGTCAAGCTTTGCACCTATGTGTTGTAGTTTATGGTCCGCCTCGCTATACAGCCCATGTCTATCAATATCTTTTTCTGAGTGAAAAACGTTATATAAAATGTTAGTCATTTTTGTTATACTGTTTTTCTAACAGGTTTACGTAGGCTAAAGGGCTATGTGGAATCTCTTCGGTATCTACACCCCATTCACCGTACGGC